TGTTGTGTTTGATTCGGTCGAATGGATTCCGCGATTGCCGACGGAGAACGTCAAACGCGTCGCGTACGGTGTGGATTTTGGATATACAAACGATCCGACGACAATCGTCAAAACAGTATTGTCACAGGGAAAACTTTATTCTGAACTCTTGTTGTATCAGACGGGACTGACGAATCAACAAATCAGTCAGGAGTTCGAAAGACTCGGAATCAGGAGAGGAAGACGTTCAGGAGACATCATTATGTGTGATTCTGCAGAACCGAAATCAATCAAGGAATTGAAGGTTTTGCAATGGAACGCGAAACCATGCAAAAAAGGAGCAGATTCCATTAGACACGGAATCAACTCGATAAAATCATACGGTGTTTTACACTTGGTTAATTCGAAAAGATGGAAACATGAACAGATTTCGTATATTTGGCAGATAAACAAGAAAGACGGAAGAACACAGAACAAACCGATTGATAAAAACAATCACATTTGGGACGCATTAAGATATTCAGAACAGGGATTGCGAAAAACAACATATAAAACAGAATATACATAAATGTCATACGTTTTAACAACATCACAATTCAATTCAGGTTTACAACAAAACAGTTGTAAATTGTTGAATTCACTTAGATATATCTCTCAGGTGAGTCCGTTCAACATTCCTGACGTTCGGATTCAACTCGAATTAAATCAGATACAACCGTTCACAGACGACGCGTTCCGCGATTTCCTGACGGAATTATACAACTTGGAACTCGATTATTCTGCATTAAGTCCGTCAGAAATCACCGTCCTGAACGTCATCCGCGAATTCATCACACCATTACCGTCATCGGCTTGTTGTGGCGCAGATGTTCCGACATTACTGAACACAATGCAAGTTTACAATGACCGCGTCGGTTCTGCATCGTTTGAGAAAGAAGCGAGAATCGAATTTGATAACACGGTGACGTGTGACGTGTTCGACATTGAAATGGCATGGACTCCGGTCGGACTTGCACCGGCAGTAATTTCGACGGTCAACGTCCTGAATCAACTCGGTTGTGTGAATGATAAAAATGTATTTTCATTTTTGTGGCTTGATTTCGTCGCTGATCCGTCAGGATTTACGTATAATGTAGATATAAACATTCGCGACGATGTCGGTGGGACTATTGTCGCTTTGAATCAAAATTTCACATTTTAAATTGTAATTAATTAATTATTATAAATAGTACTATTATGAACTTATTAAATTCTTTTCTTTTGGACTGTTGTCCGTTGGCGACGTCGCTGACAGATATTCCGTCGTCGTCATGTCCTGAAAACATCGGACAGATTCAAAGATATTGGTTTGTGCGGAAAGGCGTTGTTGTCCTTGACACACTTGCGCCGGCATACGCGAATTCAACACCTGCAACATTGGTCGGTTTAGACCCTCTCGAACTCGCAACATGGAACATTTTATTCTCAGCTATTGACGACAGTCATGTCGTTTTAACTCCATTAATCGGAGGCGATTCAACTGTGACTGCCGGAAGTCCGGTAACTTTTGGCGGCGGAGACAATTCGACATTGAACGGTGAGCAGTTCGTGACGGCAATCAATCCGTCCGACGTATCCGTCAGATTCGACTCCCTGACTGCCACACAAATTTCCGCGTTCAGAACATTAACGTGTGAAGGGAACGGACTCGAAGTCTTTTTAGTATCTCAGGAGGGCAAAATTTGGGGTTCTCAGACAGGCGATTTATTCAAAGGATTCGATTGCACAAACGTCGTTCTCGGTTCATTAACGAACAACGGATTCGGAACACGTGACAGCAACACGATGACGTTTCAACTTCCTTTCGATTGGGACGAAACAAAAGCGTTTTTGACTCCGTCAGATTTCAACGCATTAACTGTATAATATGGCAAAGATGCCGAAAAATATCAGGATTATTTCAAAAGTTGGAGTTGTGGCAGAACTTTCGTTCCGTCATGCTCTTAACTTTTTGAGATTGCAACACAAACAAGGACGCGACGATTGTCGGATTGACTCAAAAACATTAGAATTCAAAAACAATGAGATTGTCAGAATCAAGTCTATTAAAAAAGATAAGAAAGAAACCTAATCAAGACAGGATTTCGGACATGATGAGATATCAATCACGTTTGAAAGTAATGTCTGCGTGTGATGAACTTTTTTTCGTTTCCTTTGCCGATTGTGTCAATTGCGAACGATATATCTGAAGACCTGAATCGTGTGTTCAACGGAAGAAACGCAAATTTTTCGGTTCAATATCCTAACAAACGAGCGGAACAACAAACAGAACAGTTGTTGATGATGTTAAAAACACGTGAATGGATTGAAAAACACGGACGTCGTGTCTTTAAATGTCAACCGCAAACGATTGTCGTCATCGACAAAGATGCGTCAGGAATTCCTTTTTATCTGTCCGTCGGACTTGACAAGTTAATCGGTTATGAATGCGACGAACACGATGAATTTAAATACATTATTTTTGACCATTCATCAGGAGAGGACGAACGCGGAAAGTTCAAAAAGATTGCATTTTATGACGATGAATTTTATCGTGTTGTTGAAGAACGTTCCGGAGTGATGACCTTAATCGTCGAGAATCCGCACAATCTCGGGTTCTGTCCGTGTCGTTGGTTTGTCGACGAATCGCTGAACAGTAACGACAAAGCGAAGCGATTCAGTCCGTTGTCTCCTGTTCTCGGAACAATGTCGGAATGGTCGCAATTTTACGCATATAGTTATTACGCTGAACATTATGGTGTGTTTCCGGTCGTCGAATTCGCGTCTCCTGTCTGCGAAGACGAACATTGTATCAATGGTTATGTGTCCTATCCTTTAGAGAACGGAGGAATGTCTGTCCCGTCGACGTGTCCGAGTTGTTCAAAAAATAAGTTCAACGGAGCAGGAACATCAATCAAAATCAATCCGCGCATTGACAACGACGAAAACGATTCATCAGGATATTTTCGTTTTATCAGTCCTCCGACGCAGAATCTTGAATTCGAACAGACGAAACAAGACCATCGCGAAAACTTCATCAAGGTCAACACGACAGGATTCAACGATGTGATTTCTCGCGATGCCGTGAATGTGGATCAGGTTCGTTCATTGATGGAGGACAGAAAGAAACCGTTATTAAAATTAGCAGGATTTTTGAATCGTCTGCACACGTGGATGATTGAAACGTCGGTCAAATTAGCAATCAACACAGACGTCAAGGTTCACGCGAACTATGGGACGGAATGGTTTCTGTTGACTGAGAAACAACTTCAGGAGTTGTTCAAAGGTGCAAAAGATTCCGGTCTTCCTGAGTCAGAAATCGACCAAATATACAATTTGCTAATTGAAACAAAATACAAAGGACAACCGCAAACAGTTCGGAAGTTGATGATTGAAAACAATCTGAATCCGCAACCGTATCAATCAATATCTGAATGTTTCGAACTTGCAAAAAACGGAGTGATGACGCAATCAGATTTGTATTTAAAAGCAAATTTGATTAAATTTATAAAACGGTTTGAAAGGGAAAACGGTTCAATTGTTCAGTTCGGTTCAGATATAACTTTCGAACAAAAGATTAATATAATATTAAACACATTCAAAAATTATGCAAACGATGAAAACGAGAACACGAACGAAGAAAGTCAAAACGATGTCGGGGAACTTGACACACAACAAGGAACTTCAGAATCTGATTAGTAGATACCCTGACGCAAACATTCCGACACAAATCAATGTTAATAATTCACATTGTTTTTGTTTCTTAGGATTCAATGTCAAGAAAGGAACAGGAATCAATGTCAGTCTTCGCGTCAAACAATTTACAAAAACCGTCGAATTGTGGGAAGCGATGACAGACTATCAGAAACGACCGGAAATTATAGGAGCATTTGAGACGGTCATCATGATCCACAATCCGTATATTGAACCTGAAGAAACAGAGTTCGAAGAAATCACGACAGACGGACGGATGACGAAAGCAAAGAAAACCAAAATCAACAAGATGATGGAAAACGGAGACGGCACAGACGACGAAGGAATCAACGACATCGCGGAACGCGTCGGTCTTTCTTTCCGTCAGGTCAAAGATTACATTACATCATTTTAAACACTATTTAATTAACTTTTAAACATCAGGGACGATGGAACAGGAATTCAAAGATAAATTAACAACCGACGCAACACTTCAGGCTCAGGTTCTCGACATTCTCAAAGGGACGGACGTCGGCAAAGCATACACGGAAACGGTTGCAAAGAATTATTTCGAGCAAAACGTAGGTTCAGAACATCGCAAGATTTACGACTTCGTTGATAATGCAATGAAATCGGAAGGACTCGACAAACCTGAAGGTGTGAAAACATCGGAATGGGTGAACATGATTGCAAAACAGAACAAAGAACTTTCTGACAAGATTTCAACGATGTCCGCGAATCCTGACAAGCTTGCGGAACAAATCGACGCGCTGACACAGAAACACAAGAAAGAAAAACAGAATTTCAACAAGGTCGCACAGGACGAAATCGCAAAACGTGACGCGGAGATTCAGCAACTGAAACAAGTTCAGACGGACGTGATGAAACAATCAGAGATTCAGAAATCCGTCGCAAAATTAGAGTTCAACAAAGGACTCGACGAGAAATTGATAAATGATATCATTCAAGTCAAAACACAGATATTGATTCACAACTCTAAAATCGAGGACGGTGTCGTTGTTTGGTGCAAACCTGACGGAACACCAATCAAGGACGGCATTCTTAACGCGTCACTTGATTCGATTATCAGAAGTGAATTCGAATCTGTTCTTCATAAATCGGTAGGTGGTGGAAACGCAGGGACGCAACCAACACAGACCGGACAATTCAACGGTCAACAAGTCATCGTTGACACAACAAGGTTCAAAACACAAGAGGAGTTTTTGACCGA